TCGAGTTCATGTAGTTCTTCCTTATAATGTCTGCGAGCTGCAGCATTAGTTGTAGGATCATCTATAATGTCTTTGTCTTTTTGGATGTGTTCTTCTATACTTTTCATATTTGTTATTCCTAGATTAGAATATGAGAGTTAATCAGGAGCACCATAGGTGTCTCTCTGCAATTTTAGCACTGTAGTGACGTTATAATTGGTTTTGTTATATAACCGTGATAATTGAGTTATAAGGTAGAAACCACTATTAACAGTATCTACTTGATCTTCTTTCTCCCTTTCAGACGCTGGTATAGCGTTTTGAAGGATTACACGAACCCTATCACCCACAACTAAATCGAGATTTCCTGGGACTTCGATTCTTAATCCTTGTGTATTTAGTATATAGTTACGAGAGAAAGACTGTAGTAACAATTGATCAGTCCAATCTTTGTACTCAGCATCATCTTTTGCTACACCCTGACCACTATAATTAACTTCATTTGATATCACAGCAGATGCTATCCTAGTAGGACTAGCAGCAGTAATGAGTTGTGCTTGATTCAAACCATCTTGAGTACCCAAATGCTTTTGATTATCAAAATTATCAGATAGACTATATTTTTTAATCTCAACCTCACCTGTATCAATATTAAACAACTGTAACTCACTTGAATACACACCCAATCTCAAAGCTTCCATCAAATTAACATCACTCAAGAATGCAACAGATAATATATTAGTTGGTTCCATGTTTCCACTTGTATTCTGAGACTCAATGAACTGCTTAACCAAACGACCATCACCAGATGCACCTTCAGAGACATCACATAAGGTATCAATAGATCTAAACTGAAAACCATTAGCATTTCTAAAGAACAGACACCCTGCACTATTCAATTCAGACATAGATCTATCTGCTAACATAGAACAGACAGAGAAAGGATTTCTATTGTTAGGTAAAACAACAGTTTTGTTCTTAGTATTATCTGCTACTAAAGTATCATCCTCAAAATATTCAGTCAAGATTGCTCTAACTATTTCAGTAGGAGTCCCAATAAATTTCTTACATACTTTCTTCTGTTCATTAAGTAATGCCTCTTCAGATATCAACCCTATGTTATAGGACTGTTTACCCTGACTCATAAAGACATCTCCAACACGATAGGTACGAAATTTCATTTCATACGTTTCTTCGTCAGGACCATTAACAACGATCTCCACTAAATCATATCCATGTATGGGAGCAGTTGATCTAACATTAAATCCAGAATCAACTATACTTAAATTACCACTAACAAAACCTTTAGTAATATCTTCATAGTATGAGAAACCCATAACAAGCTCAGTAATATCAAAGGCATTACCTTCAGGGGTTGTTAATACAATCTTTTCAAACGAAAAGGTTGTTGCTGATACTTGGTTAGTAGATTCCGTCATGCTGCTACAACACTCTGTAAATTAAGATTCTTGAATGCATCAGTATTACTATCATTCAATTTAGTCACATGTTCTCCACTAGTCTCATTACCCTGACTATTTCCACCTGTATTATTATTTGCTACGTTAACAATGATTGGTTTCTCTTGTGGTGTCTCAGTCACTTTCTGATTCAATACTTTATTAACAGTATTGTCAGATTTACTAATGTTATTAATATCACCTGTAGTATTATTTGCAGTAGTAATGTTAGTTTCGTCACCATTAGTAACACTACTTACATCGTCACCACTTGTAAATATAGGTCTTTCAGCATTTATTTCTCCCGACTCAAGACCAGCCAACTCTTCTATCATAGCATCTAATTCTTTAGAACTACCAGGTTCAGCAGAAGCTATCTTACTCTTCAATTCTAAAATTCTATAATGATTAAATATCCTCTGATCTAGTTCTTCATCTCCACTAGTACCACCATCAAGGACAGTCTTTATTATAGACTTCTCAATATCAGTGGTCTTTTCAATCATATTCGCACTACTAGTAATAAGTTTCTCTTTCGTTTCGTTATTAGTCTCTACATTTTCATTTTCAGTAGTTATTCCTTTATCCTTCAACAACTGCTCATTGGCCTCATCCACATTTTCCTTACCATACCAACTCAAAGTTCCCCATCCACCAACATCATCACTAACAACATCCATGAAGTCAACAGCATTAAAGAATTTTCTAAATCCTTCTCGTATGTTAGAGTCAACCTTGGCCATCTTCTTATTAGACTCAGAGAAGTTACCATGCTTAATAAGAGAATCAATACCTGAAAACAATCCAGTAAAAGGAGTACCAATTGTTTCTAATGCAGCAGATCCAAATGCAGTAATATCACCAAGTGCATTCCTTACAGCATTCTTACCATCACCACGTACCCATTCATCAGTACCACGAGTTAATTCACCAAGCCATCCAGAAACTAATCCAGCACCAGTAACTGCTATCGCTGGACCCATTACTGCACCAGCACCACTAGTTGTTGACATAGCACCAGTTGCTATAGCAACATCTGTTCCAGCATCAGCAAGATCTAAAGCACCTTCAGCATAATTACCTGAAGCAATGTTAGCAATTCCACTAACACCACTCACACCAGGTATTGCATATTTTAGAGGAGTTTTATTCAGACCCTTTATTGCTTTACTAGCACCAGGAGGGATTATATTATCAACTTTAGTTATTGCAGATACAGGTTCTACAACCTTATCAACTTTGTTGAGATTTTTAACATCAATTACTTTACTGAGATCATTAACATTACTCAATGATCTAGAAGCATCAGAGGTATTATTTACAATCTTATTGGTATTAGTTGCAGTCTTTACAAGATTATTAACAGTTGAACCTGGTGGTATAACTTCTGCTGTTGTTTCAATTGCATCGAATATTTTAGCATTCTTACCAAGACTTGTTACCTCTCCACTCTTTTTAAATGAAGTAAGATTACTTGCTTCTAAGAGATTACTTGTGCTTTTAACATTACTAGCTTTACTTGCTTTACCCCAGTTCTTAAATGGATTCTTAAAATTGAATCCCTTCATTCCCTTGTTGAGTTTGGACAACCACTTGCCCTTGCGGAACATCCTGACTAATTGGATAGTATCAGTAATTCCATCTATAGCACCAAAGAGGTCAAAACCACCTCCTCCACCACCACTTTTTCCACCAGCAAGTTTCTTTATTACACCTTGTGTACCAGATAAATCTTCACCAGCTTCTAGTCTTCTTTCCTTTCTTAATCTCTTCTCGTCTGCTGCTAACTTCTTCGTAGTACTTAATAAGTCAGTAAGTGCTTTAGTCTGAAAAGCTACTAACTGATTCTGTGCAGCAATATCATCAGAAATCGTACCTAATACATCAACGATAGCATTAGATGCACTACCATCACTACTACCCTCTATAAGATCTTGAGCAGGTGGTAAAGATTTTGCTCCAGGCTCAAGTAAGAAATCAGAACCAGCAGAAAGCATAGGTGTTTGGGATGCTGCACCCAACACTTCCTGTGAATACATGTCATAGATTGTATTCAAACGCCTCTTGAACCCTTCAATCTTTTTCTTATGCTTATCTCTATCTTCCCATACTCTCCTAGCAGGATCGATCAACGATCCTGAAGTAGTTGTGTATGATTGAGTTCCTGAAGCCATTATTTTTGCTGTTGGTTCTTGAGTTCTTCAAGATATTGGGTAAGAAGTGCGAGGTATACAATTCGTTCCCAAGGAAACATATTATCTAGCTCTGTCAAACTGTATTTATGGTGTTGCATCAAAGCAAAGTTTGTCTGAAAGTACTCCTCCAGAGAGGTGTGGAAGAGTGCTATGCGAAAAAACTTTGTAGTCCCTCCAATGTATACTTATTCTCCTTCTTAGTTTCTGGATTAATTACCTTAAAGTCATACTTTAATTTAGGCATTGTCTCAAAGAATTTAGTTATCTTTTGAAACTGCCTTTGGGTTAAACTCTCAATAAATGACTGAAGTTCTTTTGTAGTGCAGTCCTTTGCTTCTGTTACTTCCTCACCTTCAAATATCTGATCAATAGAGTTCAGAACAACATTAAGTCCATCAACCTCTTTATCTTCCAAGAATCCAACATTTATGAAATGATGAAGACTAGGGTACTTCATAATAAGACCAACATCTTTACTGAGCATTATCTTATCACTATGACCCTTTGGTTTAAACACATTTACATCATTAATGTTAATAGTATGACTAACCTTTGTCTTACCATCATCTAAACATGTTACATTTAGTACTATCTCTTCACCAACTGAAGCAGCACGAATCTTAAGGAAAACATACTCTAAGTCAAAACTAGGCATATCTTCTACTTTCACACCACGAGTTGTAATACAAGCTTTCAATACATCTATCAATGCTTGTGTTATTTGCTTCTCATCTTTAGAGTCCATTGCAAGGAGTAATATTTTCTCTTCCTTAACAAAGAATGGACGATATTTAATTTTCTTACCGCTTGATGGTAGTTCCAATTCATAGGTCGGTGCGGTAACCGTTGGTAATGCCATAATAAGATTTTCTTTTATTTATGCTGTTCTTTGATCGGCATATTTGACGAAATGCTTACTATAATGGAAGTTTGCAGTAACTTTAACTAACTGATCCATTCCAAATGATAAAGGAACAGAATCCACTGAGTAAGGATATGCCTGTTGTATAATATGTGCTTGAGACATTCTGCCTACCTCACTATTAACACCCCTTTCTGCCTTATAAATGAGAATATCTGCGTGATAATCTGATGGAAATCTCAATCTAGTAGGTCTATTGTATAATTTATCATTTGTCTGATTATAATATCCACCAGCATCATACAATTGACCTTCTTGATCATTTTCAGCAAAAATGTATTGCCACCATCCTTGAACAAACTTGTATGGTTCCATGTTAGCATCAGCCATCCATGATAAAGAAAAATCCGTATACATCTTAGTATGTGGGTATGATACAGATCCTTCTCCAAGATATCTACCAGTTATTTGACCAGTTGCTGCATTTGATGCTGGTAAATTCGCTTCATCACAAAACTGTTCGTATAGAGGTTTATCAGTCATCTCTATATGATCTTTTAGATAGTTTTTCAACGTATCTGGCAATGTAAAAGTGATAGCAAATCCAGTGGATTTTGCCATTCCACCCCTTTTCGCCATTTGTGAGACGTATTCTGAGATCATCTTGATCTAAATAATTAGAGAATTCCTATATTATATATGGCTTATTCTGGGAAGTATAAACCAATAAACCCTAAAAAGTATAAAGGTGACCCAACACAGATCATTTATAGGTCACTATGGGAACGTAAATTCATGAACTTCTGTGATACCAAACCATCTGTTACCAAATGGGCTAGTGAAGAACTATTCATACCATACAGATCACCTAAAGATGGTAAAATTCATAGATACTACCCAGATTTCTATATGAAAACTAAGGAAAGAGGTGGAAACGTAAAAGAAAGTATCATAGAAATAAAACCAGAGAAACAATGCAAACCACCGAAGGAACCAAAAAGAAAAACTGCTAGATACAAAGCAGAATGTCTAACATATCTTGTTAATCAGGCAAAGTGGAAATATGCTAGAAAGTGGTGTAAAGAAAGGAATTTATCATTTGTAATACTCACGGAGAAAGACTTAAATGTCTGAAACCCTATTCGAGAAAATTAAAGAAAGAGCAGGTAACGAACCAAGATCGGTTGGTTGGTATAGGAAGCAACTGCGATATTTGTCTGCAGAATACCATAACAAACCAATAACACAACTACTAGCAGACGAAAATTCTGATGATAAGCAAGATGAACTCTTTCAAGACACAAATGAATCAAGGAAAGGTGTTAGAAGAGGTCATCTCTACCTATTTGAATATAAAGCATCAACAAAATGGTTAAGATGGTATGATACCTATCCTCTAGTATATGTTGTAGATAGATCAGAAGATTACTTCATAGGATGTAATTTTCACTACATCAACCCAAAATATAGACTAAAAATAATTGAAAACTTAATAGCACATGATACACTTGTCGTACCGAAGGGTTCCTTCCATAAATACCTAAGAGAAAACGTAAAAAATGGTCGATATCTAGACTTAGGTGTAGATGAATGGATGACTGCTATAATGCTACCTATAGACAACTTCGTCTACATAAAGAATGATAAGCAGTTTAGTGTTCGTAAACATGATGTATGGGATGATTCTTACAGGAACAGAAAACGAACTATTCGTGTTAAACGTACATTAGAGAAATACTAATATGGGATTTGGAAACTTAGGTGTCATTGAAGCCAAAAATACAATAGAAGCAAATTCGTCAACAGGTGCTAACGAATTGGATAGTGGAGCCAAATCAACAGTAAGGTATCCACACGATCTGAACATATCATCTGAAACAGACTATATGCAGTTTGATTTCTATACCTACAACCCACCTTTCAACAGAACTGGTTCTGGATTGAATAAACCACAAAATAATAATGCAGTAGCGAATATGGGTATAGCTGCAACAGTAGCTGGACCTGCTGGAGCAGCAATACAGGCAGGGATTTCTCTAACAAATATAGGAAAAGGTTTCGGTTACGATCAAGTAAAAGATGATCTTGGTGATGGACCCAATGAAATTGCTGGAAACTTTGGTAAACCAGCAACAGGTAGATCTGGTGCAAAAATACCATCTATTCAATTATTCATGCCTCAAGATGTAAGTACGTCTTATGCAACAAACTGGGGAGGTAAAGAATTTGGTAATGCTACTACTGGAATATTGAATGTAGTAGGTGGTAAAGATCTAATTAACGGAATGGTAGAAGGTGTAACGAGTATCCCTGCAGGTGTTAATGCATTAGGTGCTGATGTATTAGCTAATCTATTATCCAATGCAAACCAAAGTGTAACCCAAGATGATATTCTTGGTGGTACTTCTGCTAAAGTCAAAAACCCAAACGTAGAACTATTATTTGGTGGACCTCGCATACGTAACGTAGGATTCAAATTTAAAATGTCTGCTAGAACAGAAGACGAAGCAAAAGACATTCATAATATTTGTCATATATTTAAAATGGAGTCATTACCTGCTTATGGTAATGCTGCTGGTGATGGTAACATACCTGGAGATATGACTGGTTTTGGAAACTTCATTAAAGTACCAGATTTGGTAAGAATGAAGTTGATGAAAGGTGGTAAATTGCACCCATACCTATCACAATATAAAGCATTAGCACTAACTAATGTTGATATCAACTATACACCAGATGGTTCTTATGCAACCTACATAGGTGGTTATCCTACAGCAGTAGAACTATCAATTCAAATGGTAGAGACTAAAATCGTCTACAAAGAGAATCTCATGCAAGATCAGGAGTGGAGTTACTAATGTACCTTTCTATACTACCAAACGTAAAATACGACAAAAAACCACAGAGTTTTCCATTCTCAGAATCTGATTTTGTAGTTACAAAAAACTTCTTTAGAAGATTTGAGGTAAATCCCGATGTATTCAGTTATAGTGTATTTTACAACAAACATGCAATAGAGAATGACGAAAGAATAGAATCTCTTGCTGAAAGGGTATATAAAAACTCAAGCTTGGATTGGATAATAGCATTGACCAATAATATAATTAATGTATATCAAGATTGGCCAGTTTCTAATTATTCTCTTCAAAAATGGTTAGAAAGCGAATATAACGATCCATACGCTGAAATAGCATATTACGAAATTAAGGAAGATGTTAAAAATAGCAAAGGTACGATATTTTTGAAAAAAGGGCAAAAAGTCGATAAAACCTTCTATGAAGGCAATTACAGATATAGCAACGAAGACACAAATAACTCATTTACAACAATTACTGGAAATTCAATAAGTTCCCCAATAAGTGTATTTGAGAGCGAAACTAGAAAGAACGAATCAAAAAGAGAAATCTATATCTTGAAACCTCGGTTTATCAGACCATTAGTAGCAGAACTAAAAAAGCAGAGCACCTACAAGAAGTGCTCTGCCTATATTTCTTCTAAATTAAAAGAAACTCAAATTTAGATCGACTTTTTTCGTCAATTTTTGTCGGGATTTTTTTTCCCGAATTACCAGAATCAAAAAGTCAATTTCGCCTCTAGTCTTCCTCTGCTAGTCTAGCAAAGTAACTTAAAGCATCATCATCATCGGCCACTGGCGATGGAGCACTCTTAGGTGTATTAAACCTAGGAGCAGATGATGCTGCAACAGATTCAACTGCAACTGGTGTTTCCACTTCTTCTCTGTAAACAGGAGTTGTTGCAGGTGCACTATTCAAAACCAAATTTAGTCTTGCTTGTAGTTCTTCATATGTCTTGAACTGGTCTGGTGCTGTGAATGCTGAAAGACTGTGCTGTTGTTTGTAAATGGCTTCCAATTCAGAATCATCTGAACTAAGAGCACTAACATTATCAAACTCACTGCTATCATAATTCCAAAAACCAGCAACAGTTTTTATCTTTAACTTGAAATTTGCACCTTCCCAAAAATCGAAAACATTAACTGGTTTCTCATCTTGGAACTCAGGTTGCATTGCTGCCATGATCTTATCAAAGATCTTCTTACCGTACCTATAAAGGAATACTTTTCCTTCATTACTAGGATCATTTGTATCCTTAACAACGTAGATGTTACTGTAATAAGACAGTCTACGCTTTTGCTTACGTGCTAACTCTTTACCTTCTTCTGTACCAGCATTCCAATGACCTCTATTAATCTCACCAACAGGATCCTTTTGGTTAAGGGTTGTTAGAGAATTTTCGATGTACCAACCACCTGGTCCTTGAAAAGCATGTGAATATACTTTTGCCCAAGGAAGTTCTTCTCCCTCTGTTGGTGGTAGGAAACGAATTACTGCGTACCCACTACCTGATGAATCTAAACCTGGTTTCCAGATCCTCTCATCTACATTACTATTGTTATTACTTAATTCTTTTATCTTATCTTGCAAGAAATCAAAATTTGCATTAGACTTCTTCTTTAACTCTGCGAATGACATATGATTGTTTTAGATTTAATTGGATTTGTTTAGGGTGGGAGGTTGGATTCCTGTATTACCAACAAGAGCGAGGCATTACTACAGTAAGTAAGAATTTCACTCTGCCTGAGACCCGACTGGTAAGTCGATTCTCCTTTCGGAGCAGCACCACCTGTGTCTCATCACCTTATCCAGCT